TTTAACGAAGTAACTTACTTGCTTTGGCTCCGTAGCCCTAACGTAGTCTTCAAGGTAAACTAGGTTAGCACCTATATCATCAGCGTAGGGAACGTTGTATTTCTCTAGCCACCGCTTCATTGTCTTCACTGTGACTCCCTCGTTCACAGCTAACTGCTTAACTGAAATCATCTTACTCATAGACTTTCACCTCCTAGATTAACTATGACACACTGTAACCCATAGTCAAGTACACTGAGTCAAATATTTCATTGGTCTTTTGATAACAATGACACACATAGGACATCTCTTGGAAAATCTCTAAACACTCAGTATTTCTATGTCGTAGTTATCTTTGTGCGCCTTGATCTCTTGGTTCTATAGAACGCAAAGTGCAAAAATCTCTTGGTCAAAGTGCGCTGTTACCAAAGCTTTCTCTTAAATCTCTTGCATCTCTTGCATTTATATAACCTGAAGTATTAGAACTTTTTTTAAAGTGTATTTGTACCCTCGAGCCTTGGAGGCCAGAGATCAAGAGATTAACCTTGATGGATTGTCTAGCAATGTTTACTATGTGCAAAGGGAGAGAGATTACTATGCATAATGAAATCATTGATAATGCATTAACAAGGATACGCCAGCGAGAGGTTACTTGGTACCCTAGCGACTCTGAGCTTGAACTTATTGAAAACTTTGGATTCATCGGACTTACTGATCCTAAGGAAATGGCTTCGATACTAGGTGTTAAAGTATCAGAGTTTACTCACTCAGGTGTCATGGTTCCTTCGATACTTGAACGCTTCAACTTAGGTAAGTCTAGGGCACACTTTGCAACTAAGAGCGCATTAATGATGATGATATCAGGGGACATGGAGATATCGAGGTTTCCTGCGGTTCGGTATGCATTACAGAGTCGCTTTGGTAGCGATGAGCACGCAGCAGCTAACTTACAAGCGTTAAGCCTGTCACTTCGTAAACTAAAGCTTGAAGAGGACAAGGTGACGATTGCTAAACGAGCATTCAATCATAGTCGCAAGGTTCACAGTGACCGCATTGACCTCGAAACTACTAAGATGACATTAGGTCTTAGCACAGACGAGTTGAACGCAGTAACTAAAGGAGATAACGAACTATGAAAGATTGTATTTTAACCAGTAAAAGAGACTTGAAAGTTAAGTGGATTAGCGCCAAAGGTAAGATTGTTAATCAATTGAACCACAAATGTGGTAATGCTACTTGTTCTAACCTTGAACATGTTTACGACGGTACACAGGCCGAGAACATGAGAGACAGGTCAATTCACCACATGCATAGTAATTCTAAGCTCGAAAGCTTCCAGTGTTACGTAGAAAACCCTGTTAGTATCTTAGACGCATTGGACTCTATATTAAAGTAAGAGGCATACTATGAAACCAAGCGAACAAGTAATTCGCAAAGCTAAACTACGTCTCGCTGCAATCGCAGAGCGCACGCAGAATCAGCGGCCCGTATATAACCTCACAGATAGATTGATTCCAGAGCAATACAACTTTATTACCAGTAAGGCTAGGTACAAAGTGGCTCGTTGTTCACGACGTGCAGGGAAGTCTACGGGACTAGCATACTACATGCGCGAGGTGGCTCGTTCAGGTAAACAATGGAACTGTGCCTATGTGGGCAAGACAATCGCTGTTGCAAAGCGAACCATATGGGACGCTCTGAAGTCATTGGTCAAAGAGGCCAATGATAACGTGAAGATCAATGAGAGCGAGCACTGGGTCTACTTCTACGATACACAGAGTTACATATGGCTCTTTGGTGCCAATGACTCGAAGCAAATAGAGAAGATGCGTGGTTTGTTCTTCAAGCTTGCCCTTGTTGACGAAGCACAGATGTTCCCTTCCTATCTGCAAACATTGATTGATGAGGTCATAGATCCAGCTCTCGGTGACTTACAAGGTACTCTATGTCTCACTGGTACACCGAACGCCTCTTGTAGCGGTGTTTTCTATGATAACGATAAGAGCGATGGGTGGGAGTCACATTACTGGACGTGGCGTGAGAACACCTTCTTCGTTAACAAAGCTATGGAGAATAACCCAGCAATCACTGACCCAATGGACATCATGCGTTCATCATTAGCTCGTCGTGGCGTTGCTGAAGAAGACCCTGTGGCTCAACGTGAATGGTTTGGTCGCTGGGTTAAGTCCGATGACTTACAGGTCTACAAGTACGACGAGACTAGGCAACACTATGAGTCAATGCCTACAGGTAAATGGAAATACGTCCTTGGCGTTGACCTTGGCTTCGATGATAGCGACGCCATCGTTGTTGTAGGGTTTAACGATGCACATAGAGAGACGTACCTAGTGGAAGAGTTCAAAGAGTCAAAGATGGACATCACAGCGCTAGCAGAGAAGATAAAGTTCTTCAAGGCCAAGTACTCGCCGTATTACATGGTCATTGATGGCGGCGCACTTGGTAAGAAGATTAACGAAGAGCTCAACCAACGACACTCGTTGTTCCTTGAACCAGCGGACAAGGTGAACAAGTTTGCTTTCATAGAGCTGTTGAACTCTGATCTGCGCCTAGGGCACATTAAGATACGTCGTGACAGTGCTCTCGCAGGTGAGATGAAACAACTGACCTACGACGAAAAAGAGTTTACAGAGAACAAGAAGTTCGTTGAAGATAGTTACTTAGATAACCACCTTTGCGACGCTTACCTTTATGCGTGGAGATACATCTACTCCTACGTTTGGAAGCCAGCTATCAAGGAGCCCGATGTTGATAGTCCTGAGTGGTACGCTCGTGAACAAGAGAACATGGTAAACAATGCAATAGAGAGGTCAAAGGCAGCCAATGAAGACAGAAATACAATCGAGTTCAGTGGTGGATGGGGTTAACCTATTTAAGCATGCGTATGTGCAGAACATGAAGGGTCTGAGCTACTACAGAAACGTGAAGTCTAGGATACAGATTCTCTCAGCAAACGCTGAGTATCTGGCTCACAATGCTGAACTGGTCTACTTGTGTGACAGCGAGTACCCAGAGATTGTGTACAGCGTGTTGTGCTATTCGCAGGCTCCAAATAAAACCATTGTCTACTTCGCATACACCAAGTACAATTTCAGAGGTTACGGGTTTTGCAGTAAATTACTAAGGCACATAGATAACGGAAGTCCTAAGTATCATTGTGTACCCCGTGTCCTTACACCTAAGTGGGAGAGACTATGGAAACAGTATCAACAACTACCGCCCCTGTATTGCCCGACATCAGAGACCTAGACAGGATTCTCGGCGTGTTACAGAGCCACCACGTTTACTCATTCAAATGCAATGGCATAGAAATACTATTGTCACCTAAGCCACTAGAAACATCACAAGCAGCGCCACTAGAGTCTAGTAATGAAGATAGTGGTAACTACGGTATTTGGTCATCTAAGGAGCTCGCATGATTGATAGGAAACCAAAGGGTTCAAAGAAGATTGATCAACGTAAAGGTGTTGGCAGTGGTCAAACTACATCATGGTGGGCTGGTGACAAAGACAACTGTCACGTAGACGTCCATGCAACCATCGCTTTCCTTAAGCGTCAGTGGTCATCGTTCTACAATGAGATTATACAGCACATTCGTCGCTATGAGGACAAAGGCTACAGTATATTTAGTAGCAACCCATACGGAAAGATCATTGGTAACAAGACTCTTAATCTCAATGTTACAGCGAGCTGTGTAGATACGTTGGTGTCAAAGCTTACTAAGAACACGCCTACAGTGCAGTACTTAGCCAACTCTAGTGACTACGCTACACAACGCCGCGCCAAGGAGTTGCAGAAGTATATACATGGACACTTCAACTACACCGGAGCCTACAAACTATGCGTTACAGCCCTCGCAGACGCTTGTAAAGCAGGAACAGGGTTCATACATGTAAAGCAGAAGAATGGCAAAGTATTCTATGAGATCGTGAAGCCATATGAACTCATTATCGACGTAGACGAAGCAGGCTTTGGTGAACCTATGGACATGCACATAGTAAAGCTTGTGAATCGTTTCCAGCTCATCTTGGACTACCCAGAACACCAAGAGGCGCTGTTAAAGACCTCTGAGTTCAACCCTGTGTACTCTGGAACTAAGCCTTATGCTAACAATATGGTCCTTGTGACTGAGAGCTACAGCAAGTTTGCTAAGCGTCATGCTATCTGCGTTGACAACGCTACCCTCTGCGACGAGGACTGGGACCTCGAGGACAAGTACGGTGAGTTCGCATTCCCCCTTGTGTCCATTAAGTTCAAAGAAGGTGATAGAAACTTCTTTGGCATAGGTCTTAGCGAAGAGCTCAAGGCTATACAGAATGAACTTAGTAGCCTTGTGCAAAGTGCTCAACGTGCCACTAGGTTACTTTGTGTACCAAAGATATTCTATAACCGCTCGTCAAACATAGTTAAAGCACACTTTGACAACGATATCGGTGGTCTCATTGGCTACGATGGTAACCAAGTTCCTGTATCAATGCCACTAGGAGCTGTCCCTGTGGATCTATATAATCAGATTGAGAACTTCTACAAGAAGGCCTATGAGATAGCAGGGTTATCCCAGTTATCGTCGTCTTCCCAGTTACCATCTGGGTTACAACAGGCTTCTGGGAAGGCGTTGGAGACGTTCTACCAGATAGAGAGCGATAGGTTTCAAACTATAGGTAAAGAGTACGAAGACCTCATCATCAAGCTTAACGATAAGACCATTGACTTCATGAAGATGCTCAGTGATCAAGGGATTCTACGTACAAGTAAATACTATGACAAGGACAGTTGTAAGAACATTGATTGGTACGACGTTAACATAGATCGTCAAGACTATGCTATTCAAAGCTTCCCTGTGTCACTTCTCCCATCGACACCTGAAGGAAAGTTCCAATTCGTTAACGATATGCTCCAAGTAGGTCTCCTTGACCCTGTGAGTGCTAAGAAGTTAATGCAAATGCCAGATACCGATGGTTACTTAGACCTACAGAATGCCCCTGTAGACTTCATTATGAGCCATATTAGCGATATGCTCGAGGGTAACGAAGTCGAGCCTGACATCAATCAAGACTTTAATCTCAGCTTAGACCTAGCTACTAAGGCTTACCAGCTTTACTCTGTGAAGAAAGTTAAACCTGAGTGCCTTGTACTACTTGAGAACTATATTAATGCCGTGAATAGAATATCTATTGCCAAGCAAGCTCAACAACAGTTACTATTGCAAAGTGCAATGGCAGCCCAACAGCAAGGAGGAGGCGTTAACAATGACGGACTTAGTAGCGGAGAACCAAGCGGATTCGCCACAAGTGGAATCCAATGAGGCGGCGGCGGCGGATAAACAGCTCGCTGAATCTAGGGATAAGGAGAAACAGAAGTATCAACGTGAACAGCAATTACGCCGTGAACGTGATGAACTTCGTGCTCAACTTGAAGAAGTAGAGAAGGTAAAGCAAACGATACTTAGAAACGGATGGGACATAGGGGCTCTTACATCGATTAAGAACTCTAACGTTGCTTCCGTTGATAACCCGTTAATTGATGAGTTACAAGCGCAGATTAAGAATCTACGTGAAGAGAACAGTCGACGTGATCAACAAATCTCTGACGACAGAGAGTTGAAGAACATTGCAGAGTATGTACGCAGTGACGAGAAGTACGAGTTGATACAAGCGTTTAAACTGGAAGGCGAAGTTCAATCATTGATTAAACACACTTTCAAAGAGAACGGCAAAATACTTAGTTACACTGAAGCAGCCGATTTGATTGAGAAGCACCTAGAAAAGCAAGAGAGAGAACATGCAGTGCTTCTTAAGAAAACAAAGAAGGCAAAGTCCTTGTTTGAAGGAATCGATGTGGCCGATGTTAAAGTCGCCAAGAGTAAAGGCGTTGACGTGAAGGAAGTGGATAAAGTTATACAGTCATCAAAGAAAAACGATGACAAGCAAACTAAGTCTACTGTAGTTTCTAGTAAGAACGATTTAATTAACAGCTTGATTGCCAAGCACAAGAAGTAGGAGATAGAGAATGGTTGTAGCCAGTAGAAGTTATAACATAGTTAATGAGTTTCAACCTTATGAAGCGATACTCAAAGAATACTATGAGAACATGACCCCAGAGAACTTGACTTATAAGAAGCACCCTTTGTTAGCAATGTTAGAGAAGAACCCTAATTTACAAGGTAAAACATTCCCTGTTCCAGTTCAATATGGTAACCCTCAAGGTACGTCTAACACGTTTACCAACGCCAAGGCGAATCAATCACGTAACCGCTATGACAAGTTTAACTTGTACACCACGTTCAAATACTCCTTTGCTACACTTGAGCGCATTATGTTCAAGGCTGCAAAGTCTGACATTGGTTCCTTTGTGAAAGAAGCAACAAAGATTATAGACAACTCCATCATAACTCATATGCAACAACTACAGGCTGACTTATACGGCGATGGTTCGGGTTCTATTGGTCAAGTTGGTTCAATCGTTGGACAAGTTATTACATTGTCTAGCGTTGAAGACTGGTTTAAGTTCTCCAAAGACCAAACATTAGTATTCTGTGCTACTAAATCAGGCGGTACTGTAAGTAACAAAGTAACTGTATCAGCACGTGGTACTAGTAAATCTGGTCAAATCACAGTTACAGGATCCTTAGCAGGTGTCTCCGCTAACTGGTTCATATTCCGTGACGGTGACTATGGGAATGCGTTAATGGGTCTCTCTGGTTACGTCCCTGAAGTAGCTCCAATTGCAGGTGATAACTTCTTCGGCATGGATAGAAGTAACGACGTGGAAATGTTAGCTGGTGTTCGTCTTGACGCTCAAGGTTCCAACATTATCGAAGGTTTAATGGAACTTGCGTCTATGATTGAAGCAGTTGAAGGTGAACCAGACTATGTGTTCATGAACCACTTAGATATCACTGACGTTGAGAAACAGTTAACAAACAAAATTGAGTACACAACTGTTGATTTAACTTTAGCTAGCGGTGTCCCAATTGCATTCAAAGGTATTAAGTTACCAACTCACCGTGGTGAAGTTACAGTTATCGCTGACCCGTACCAAAGACGTCGCCGTGCTCACATGTTAACATTGAAATCTTGGGAACTAGCATCCATAGATAAGATTGCTAACATGATTGATGATGACGGTGTTTCTATGCTTCGTGCGTCTGACCAAGACGCTTTCGAAGTTCGTATTGCGAGTTATCCTCAGTTAGCTTGCTACGCTCCCGGACACAACGGTGTTTTCACTTGGTAATCATAGAGAACTCCGATTAAGGGGTTCTTTCAATAAGGTGTAATTATGATACAAAATAACACGCTCTTTATACCCTATGAAAGCCACGCTGACGGTTTAATTGAGTACTATGGATTCATAGCAGCCAATGGTTCGGTTACTACAGGGGCACGTGGTGTCACTGTGGCTAGGACTGGAACAGGTTCTTATCGTTTATCTTTGATTGACCAAGTTCCTGTGTACGCCGCTGACTTAGCTGACACCAACATGGCTGCGTCTGCCAATGGTACAGGAGTTACAAAGACCTGTGCTTGTCACGTTAATGCAGTTTCTGCTGGAGTTGCAGCGACTAACTTAATGAGCTCTGCCTACGCAGGTGAACCCGTACTAAGTACCAATGGTTCCGTTATATTCAACGTAATCACCGCACAAATGCCGGCCGCTGGTGGTGCTAGCGTTGTTGCAGATAATGCGTTCTACTTTAAAATCGTTGTTTCTTCGATGGCTAAGGAGGCTAAGTAACATGGTGTTTGCTTTAGCCAGAGTACTGGCACAAAATCATTTTAGTAAACAGACGAATGCAGTAAAGATCAATGCAAGCTACGACCCAACTGGCGGTGTCAAAGGTGGTCTTAAGTTTTGTTCCATTATTCCCAGTGGCACAACAGGGATTTACTACGTTCAATTGAAAAACATTTTCTACCGTAAAGATGGTATAACATCGATAACCGATGGTGACAAATCATTCCCAATGAGCAACGTAACCTATTTCACATGCGAAATCGTAGGGCAAGCACCTACGCCGACACTAGCTAACGCTGGTTTTAGTACTTCAAATGTATATGACGCTGCAAACAATAGATACAACGTATATGTTTACGACGCTACTGGGTTAAAAGATGTACCAGCGGGTTCTAGGTTATCCTTAGAAATCACATACAAGAAATTCGCGGGGGCTAGGTAATGATAGGTAATAAAGTCTATGGTATAGCTCCGAGGCATTGCCCTCACTTTAGAACAGTGATTCATGAAGTTGTAGTTGATTTCACATCGGGTTCCCCAGTGGTCAACGATAACGATTGTATTATCGGGATCCCATCGTCAAACTCATTCATATTTAACTTAGTTAAGAACGTTAACCGTGTTCTCTTTGTTAACTTTCAATATCAACCTGCTGCGGCTCCAGCGGCTCCAGCGGACTTCAATGCAATAGGTATAGGTTCTGTAACCGTTGCTAACAAGTTTCTAGGTAACGCGTTTGGAACACATAAGTGTGTTGCATTCAATTTTTCACTTAGAAACTTAGTAGACGGTACATTGAAAGCTCCAACAGGGAAAATCTTTTTTGAAGTGGTAATGCAACAAAACGAGGCTCAATAATGAGTAGACTTGTAACATTGCAAGAGTTGATGGATAGGTCACGCCAATATGCTGATATGCAGAACAATAACTTCATCAGCGATAGTGAACTTACTCTCTACATTCGTAATGCGTGCACCAAGTACTGGAACTTAATGAACCAGTTTTGCCAAGACTACAATATGATTACGTCTCCAACACAAGTATTTGTAGCAAACGTTAAAGAGTACACCTTACCTACTGACTTTCTACACATGAGAGGTGTAGACTTAGCGCTCTCTGCAGCCCCGTCACCTAACGATATATGGATCAATGTTAAACCGTTTCAATTCTCAGAGAGAAATAGGTTTCAAGGTTATCCTTATTTCACTGGTTGGGGTATAGCTACGTATCTGCGCTACAAGATTAAGAACAATGTAATCATGTTTGACCCCTACCCACAGGGGTACGGTAGCTTTCGTATACATTATACCCCTGTTATGCCTGACTTGGTTGCAACCACTGACACGATAGACGGCGTGAATGGTTTCGAGGATTACATTGCCCTTAAGGCAGCAGAACGTATGTTGGCTAAGGAAGAATCCGATGTGTCTTGGATAATAAAGGAAACACAGGAGTTCGAGGCTCAGATACGTCAAGCTGCGAACGATAGGAACAGGGACCGTAGTGACAGAGTGCAAGATATTAACGCAGATATCAGTGGGTGGTACTAATGCTTCTAAACACTGGAGTGAAGTTAACATCGCAGGCGTATACTACGGTTACAGACTCTATGAGTCTAAATACTGATGAATTTCACACGAGTCAGTTGTATCAGAACATGGGTACCACTGTTGACAGTATTAACAATGTAATTCACAACTTGAACCACAAGAACATTGTGTGTAACTTGAACACAGCGGTAAACCCATCACAAAACGTTGCTAACGGAGATACGCTAGTCTTTGTAGACAAAGTATCCGACCCTTTTCAATCGTATGACAACGTTACTGGAGTTATTACGTGCCCTATTGACGGAATGATTACCATACGTCTCAATGGGTCGACTAACGCTGGAGGTATGGACTTTAGAATCATAGTACAGGGTTCTTCAGCTAAGGGTGATGTAAACTCTGAAATCTTCCGCACCTATCTTACTGGTAACAGCTACCAAGTATCGACCAACTATGCCTATGTAGGTAACGCTGGTGACAAGATTAAACTTGTCGTATCTACGACAGCCACTGTATCATTACCCTATAGTTTTCAGATGTCCATAACATGGGGTTAACATGCTACAAAAACAAGTCATCAGCTTACCATTGGCTACAGGTATAGACACAAAGACAGATAGTAAGTTGGTTCAAGGTAAACTACTCCAACTCGTAAACGCTGAGCTTAAGAACGGCGTTGTCGTTAAATCTACTGGATACGTCGCTTTAGACTCCACCTACTCATCGAATTCAACAGTTAGCAACAAGGCAGTCTTGTCTGTCAATGGTTCATTTGCCCTCGTTGACAACGATAAAATAAGCATCTACGACTCATCATCATCAAAATTTAGATATATTGACAGCTTTGGGAGCTGTGGGAAGTCTGTAATCACTGTTGATAGTAACATTGAAGACATGCCTAAGTTAGCTGATGGTGGCCTCGCAATAAAAGGGGTAGCTACAGGTGAAAGCAGTAAGTACATAGTGACAGCTAGCTTTGTAATCAACCGTTCTGCAATTAATACTTCATATGACTTCGTTGGTTGGAGTATATCGATTACTGTGATAAACAAGTCCGACTATTCCGTGGTTAGAAAATATACAAAGGTAAACGAGTTTGCTCCTACAGCGGGGTCATTTTTAACTAATGGTACCTTGCACGTATGTTGTACAGATACCAATTTTGCCATCTATCACTTTGGTTACAATGTTCAAACTGTTCTCGAGGAAGTCTACGACTACAGTCTTAGTCAACCAGTATCATCTGAATTCGTTGTAATAAATCGTAGTGGTACTGCATATGCTGGCGACGTATCTATGGGTGTAACTAACGTGGGCAGCAAGGCTTACATCACAACAATTGAAAAACCTGCGGCTACGTCAACCCCTACGGTAACAGTGAGAGACTTCTCCACACGTACTACAACGTTTACAGGGACGTTTCCACAGTTAACCGTAACCCCTGATTACAATAACCCTGCAAGCTTTACAGTTGTGAACAAAGTAATCAACGTGAGTGGTGTGAACTATGTGGCAATAAACTGTGGCCTAACGTTTGTGCTACTAAATCCCACAACGAACACAGTGTTCAAATCGTTCAGCATAAGTACAGCTCAAACAATGAGTGTAGTAGCTCTAGGATATCTAAGTGCTACAAATGAATTCATCATACTAAAGTCCTACGTAGGAATGATAACCGCACCTCAGACTAGGATACCAGTGATTAACAGATATAGTCTTACAACCAACTCTTGGACAGTGTTAACAGATGTAACTAGGACAAAACAAGTCACAGTTAATGGAGTAACTACAAACGAGTTATCCAACTACTTTGGCTATGACGCTAACAAACAATACGGTGTGCACGAAGCAGTAGGTGCACTCATGTGCTCTGATAGCAAGGCTTACTACTTACAGAAGTACTTAGCTCATCCAATCATTAAGACAACGGACGTTGTTTACCCTCTAAACGTCCCTGTAGATACTGTAGCAAGGAACTACTACCCCTCGCTGTCCGAGATAAAGTGTTCAGTGCTGTTAATGGACTCCGATTACAATGTTTGCGATAGGGTTGTCGAATACAATGGGGCCATTGACGCTAGTGATAGACAATTCTGCTCCGCAGTAACATCGTCTCAATTTAACTCTGTGAACTCTGGGGACATAGGTCTAAGTTCAATAAACTTAGCATATCCTGTAGTAACCCGAATAGTTGCAGACTATGTTAATTTGTCAGATTCGCAGTACTATGGTTGCCCACAAATGGCGTATGACGTAGTCTGCTCACGGTTAACTCTGAGTAACAACTACCCTATACGGTCTAATCGTATTAACAACTGTGCAGTGATTACATCACCATCGTTCTTCGAGGTTAACAACAACCAACTCACTGAGAACAATTTCTATGATTTCCCGCAAATACTTGTAGGTAATGCTACTGGGACTGGTACTTTCACTGGTACATATAGTTACAAAGCAATCTACGAATACACAGACGCCTCTGGTAACTTGGTTCGTAGTAGCGAAAGTATTGCCAAAGGGATAACTTTATCTAATCAAAAACCTATAGTATCAGTGAGTATACCTCCATGGTTCTCTAAGAAGAAGCTACAACGAGTCAAAATATTTCGCACACTAAATAAGGGTAACTCATATTACTTGGCAGATACGTTTACTCAACTTACACAACCTGTAACCAACACAGCTGGGTTCTACTCCCCATTTGCAAAAAACATAGGTAATGTGCCTCAGATTTCATCGTGGGTTAACAATGTACCAGATGACCTTATTAAGAACAAGGAGTTGATATACACAGCAGGTGGCGTATTACCAGCGTTCCCGTTACCATCGTCAATAACGAGCATAGTTCATAATAACCGTATTTTCTGCGTACCACATGCTAACAAGAACTTAGTTCGCTACACCAAGGTGTTACAACCCACAATAGCCACAGAGTCTTTCATTGGACTCGACTTAATCTTTGAGTCAAGGGGTGGTGATATCGTTGAACTAGCAAGCCTTGACGAAAAGCTCATAGTATTTAAGAAAACCAGCATTTATGGTGTACAAGGGGACGGTGCAGACGCTGTAGGTAATAACACAACGTTTAGCTTACCTTACCTGATTAACTCTCCCGTTGGTTGTACTGACCCACTAAGCGTTGTTCGAATTCCTGATGGTATTATGTTCAAATCCAGTAAAGGTATTTACCTGTTGAATCGTTCACTAAGTGTTGAGTACATAGGAGCTGATGTAGAGAAGTACAATGGTGAAAAAGTCATCTCAGCCAACCTGATTGACGCAGAGAACAAGGTTAAGTTCACCACAAGCGCTGGTAACATATTGACCTATGACTTCTACTATCGAGTTTGGTACGTAGAGTCAGGGTTAAGTTTTGTATCCACGTCACTTCTTAATGGTAGGCTTGTAGGTGTATTTAACACTGGTAAAGTATGGTCCAACGATCCATCAACGTATCTAAGGGACGGTGCACAGTACCAGATGACAATACAGACAGGGTGGCTAAAAATGAGTGGTTTACAAAGTTATGCTAGGGCCTACAGACTTATGCTACTTGGTGACTATAAGGATGCTCACACAGTTAACTTTGATGTTAGCTACGATTACGTTGAAGCATCGGCACATTCGAGTTCATTTACACCAGTAAATGTTGCTGGCCAACCTGTACAGGTACGTGTTAACTTCGAGAGGCAGAAGTGCGAATCAGTGAGGTTAACGTTCACTGACACTTCGACAGGAGCGTCTGGGAACTCGTTCACAATGACTGACTTAAGTATACTTGCAGGAGTTAAGAGTGGATTCAACAAAGTGTTACCAAGTAAAACCGTCTCTGTTTAGCCAGTATAACTCTGAGTACCAAGACTCAGAGACCCTCGAAGAGGTCTATGGTTTCATGACCTTCAGGGTAGTCGGTGTAGAGTGTCACATATTCACAATGTTTGTAAGCAAGGAGTACAGGGGTGCTAAGTACTCAGCGGAGATGGCAGCTAAGATAGAAGAGGTTGCAAAGGAACGTGGATGCAAAGTCCTCGTGGGCTATGTGAACATACCTTCACCCTATCCAGAGGTTAGCCTTGCTTGTCAGTTCAAGTATGGTTTCAAGATTGCCGTAGTAAACGCTAATCAAATTGTCCTAAGAAAGGATTTGTAACATGGGTGGTATAATTGACAAAACACAGAGTTTCATTGGCGGCGGTACAGGGTACACACAGGCTACTGGGAACATTGATCCGTATAAGGAGATAACTGCACAGCAAATAGACCCAAGGCAGTTGCAACAAAATATCTCAGATCAAGCAGGGCAGCAAAAAGAACAGAACATAAACTCTTTCAATTCTGCCGTGGCGTCACAACGTGGAGTATCACCTACATTGTCAGCGATGCTTATGGGTAACAACTTGGCGAATGCTAACCAGCAAGCTTCCCAAGTAGCTTCAAACCTAGGAGCTCAAGCAGGTTTCCAAGCTCAACAGGCTAATCAACAAGCCAACCTGCAAGCTCACCAGATAAACTCTAACAACTACAATGCTAGTAAGGGTATGAATCAGGCTAGCTCCGAGAACGCAGCTAACCGCTCCACACAGCTGATTGGTGGCGCTATGTCAGGCGGTGCTGCTGCGATGACCCTACTCAGTGACGAGAGGATCAAGGAGAAGAAGAAAAAGCTTAACCCTGATGACGATGATAATGCTGTTAATGAATTCTTAGATTCACTGACACCACATTCATATCAGTACAAAGAAGGCAGCGACGGGGATGACGGTGGCCGTAAGCACTTAGGCATAATGGCACAGAACGTAGAAGGCACTGAAGCCGGTGAAGGTATAGTTGGTGAGAATGGCAATGGAACTAAGCAGCTGGATGTTGCACAGTTAACAGGGTCACTTGCAGCAGGGTTAGGTGCGATACACAGACGACTAAGGCAGATTGAAGGAAGGAGTGGTAAATAATGGCAGAGATTAGCAATGAGTCTAAGAAACGGATGAGTATACTGGGAAGCCTTGGTTCTTGGAATGGGCCTAAGGGTCCGCAGGATACTTCACCCTCTGCATTCGACGCCTTCAAGGCAAAGATGGAAGGTGGTTCCAAGTTTTATGCAGCGGACACAGATCAAACTGCGAGAATACCTACACAACCAGTTGGAATAATGCCTGCACAGTCACAAGCTCCATTACACGAGTCTACAATACCTGCGGCTATTAGCGACAGACTTAATCAAAGAATGCCTACGGGAGCGGTGTCTAACTTGTACACACCGTCAACCAACGTACAACCTAACCAACTTCAATCACTGAACCCATATGCTGGTGTTCAAATTGCTGGTGTATCACAGGCTCCTTTTGCGCAGGAACAGCGTGCACTAAGTAACCAAGGATCTACGCTTGCTAAGGCTACTGCGGAACAAGGTAAATCTATGCAGAATCTTAGTTCACAGCAAGGCAAATATTTCCAAGACTTGCAAGGTAAGAGTGCAGCGAACATAGATAAGTACAAAGATGAGACTAAGAACTTTGATTCGCAGTTGGACCAGATTAACAAACAGTACCCGTTGTTAAACCGTAAGCAGGTACTTGATAACATGAGCGTTGGTGACAAGATATTTAGTGCCATAGGTACCATATTCGGTGGTGCTGGTGCAGGGATGACAGGTGGCAGCAATGTTGCCTTGGACTTGGTGAATAAGAACATAGATTCCATTATTAACACCAATTCTGCGAACTACCAACGTGCCGTAGAGACTTTGAACTCGAAGAGAGCTAAGTCAGCAAGTGACTTTGAAATGACAAGGCAGTCACTCAATGACAATGCCACAATGCAAAACAATATATTCCAGTCTGTTAAAGATCACATTGATGCTAAGTACAAGGAGACGTCGTCACCCGCTGTTAAGTATCAACTAGAAGCGGCTGGTGCCCAAGTAATGCAGAGAATGGCTAGCATGAATCAGCAGAATGCTTTGCAGAACATGCAACTGCAGTTACAAGGTAGACAATGGGCTGCGCAGATGGCAATGAATCCTCGTGCTGTTCAACTTGGCACAGATGCAATGGGTAAACCTATTCAAGGTGTTGCTGCGAGTGATAAGAGTGCTGAGGTACTACGTGAACAACTTCCACAGTTAGAGAACAAGATATCAACTGTTAGGGACATGATTAACTACTTAAACCAAGCACCTAATTCCGCTGGTAAGTCGCAGAGCTTGATTGGTAACAACTTGGAAGGTATGAAGCAGAACGTAGCTAAAGCGTTTGGCTTAGATCCAAAGGAAATGCCAGACATTGTTAAGACCGCTGGTAGAGATGCTACGGACTTCTACAATCAACTTTTGTCACAGGCTTCGAAGAACAAGCAAGATGTCATCAACGCGAATGTGATCAAGTAACCAAATCTCTTGCCGAAACGTCCTTCCAAACTTTCTGCCAATACAGATTCTTTAAAAAAAGTTGGACTTATTGAGGTATAGTAATTTTCAAGAGAACCAAGAGATTTCAGTGGTACCAACAACATCGACCAAGAGATTTTGCGTATTCGACTAATAGAGAACCAAGAGAAAGGTCAATTCACTACTCTTGCATACAAAAGTGCCTTGTTACCTTAGACCCAAAAAGACACTTTATCAAGAGATTCCATTTTTTAACAAATCTTTTCACAGTTTGCCAATACAACAAAGTTAATTTTGACACTACGTTCCTTTACTATGTATTCCATTAATGGCATAGTAACTATGTGGGGATGTTCCCACTGAAGCGAGGAGGCTTTATGTTAGTTAAGATTAAGTTCGACAGTGTTCTCAAAGTAAACAGTGTTGACGCTAGGGAGTTGCACAAGGTTCTAGAATCAAGGCAGGATTTTTCCACTTGGTTGAAAACAAGGCTTGACGATACTATGGCAGAAGAAAACGTTGATTTCTCGCCTCCACAAAATAATGGAGGGGCCAATAAAGGAAAACTTTCCAATAAAATTGTTGTTAAACTATCACTCAACCTTGCCAAAGAAATAGCAATGCTCGAAAGAAACGAAGTAGGTAAAAAGGTTCGTAAGTACTTTATTCAATGTGAAGAGGAACTTAGAAACCGCCGTAGCAAAGGAGATGAGCTTTCAGTGTTAAACAGTGTCTCTAGGGAGCTTTGCGCTGCTAAGAGACTAGAGCTCGAAGGGAAAACAGATAACTTAGGTTACTTCATAAATATTGCTAAGGTAGAAAACAAGTTGGCCTTTGGTTACCATGAAACCGATATGAGACGAAACCTTAGTCAAGCTCAGCAAGCAAGGCTTAACAGCGTCCTCAAAGATGTGGCTTTGCTCGCAGCGTTACGAGGTATAACGAATCCCACTGAGGTCTACAATGCTTTGATTTCTAAGTATCCCCTAGATGCTGACAAGGTTGCGTTGGTTGTCTAGGATAACTTGGCGGCTGAGTTTTCAGCCGTGAACTACCACAAGTTTGAAGATTGCAGAGTTTACAGGTAAGGAACACAAACATGTGTTAAGGGATGTAGAAAACCTTGTTAACAGTGGTAAACTAGATCGGTCCAATTTTGGGCTCTCTAACTACAAGACTTCACAAGGAAAATTAATGCCGATGTACATATTGGACGAAACCTTTACCACAGTATTACTTATGGGTTTCACAGGCGAAAAGGCTCTAGATTGGAAACTAGCGTACACTAAGGCTTTCCAAGAAATGCGCAGTGAACTCAGTAAACCTAAAACTGTGAAACGTGTGAAGGGTGACGACGTGTCAGAGCTCAATCGTCTCATGCTTGATCTTGGGGTACAAAATAGAACTAAGTTGGAAGGTAAAACTGACCACAAAGGATACTGCATACAAACGGCTCGAATTGTAAACATACTATGCTTCGGTGAGCACAGAGAAGGTATACGTCAAGACCTGAATGTAGAGACTCAAGCTAGACTAAATAAGATACTAGGTGACGTAGCTAGACTAAGTGTAAGAGGTATCACTAACCCTACACAGGTCTACAATGAACTTGAACCTAAGTATGGTTTGACCAAGTACATCTCCCGTTGTAGTATTGCGTAACAGGGAGAACTTATGACCATACGCGTAATTAACAACAAAACAGGTACACCCGTTAACGACGTAAGCGTAGATAACCTTAAGTCGTTCATGGGTAACCCAGAGTTCAGTATTGATTCAACGTCCCTTGTTCCCGTAGATATCGGTGGTAAGCAGGACGTTATTCCTATTTCCCAGTTTGACCAGTCCACTATGAAACTTAGGGACGGTAACTACGAATCCAATTATCAGAAATATAGTTCCGTTGGTGCACAGTCACAGAACATTGCTCGTCAGATGGCCAATGCATTCACGCTTGGTGGATACGCTGTTGTCGCGGACAGGTTCAAGACAGACGAAGAGCTCAATGACGCGAAGATGCGTGAAGCCTTTAACCCAGTAGGAACGTTCGTTGGTCAAACATTACCTTACCTTGTACCCTTAGCTGGTGAAGCTCTAGGTGCTGCAAGAGTAGGAACTACGGCACTGCGCATCGGCGAAATAGCTACAGCGGGTATGCAGAGCAGTGTGGCCAAGACTGTGGCAATGGCTGCCGCTGATGGCGCAGCACAAGGTTTCACAGTTGGTGTTAACGAAGCAAGCTTGGACAACGAGCTTACACGAGAGACACTTGGTAACGTTATGTTCAACACTCTTCTAGGAGGTGCCGCAGGTGCCGCTGTTGGCGGTGTAGTCGCTGGTATAGGTAAAGCTACCAGCAATGCTTTCGAGGGGCTTGGTGAGCAACTGGCAAAGGGTAAGAAGCCTGTAGATAGGTTTAAGAGCGACTTGTCCCGCGTGGTAGACGACGCCAGCGCGGCTGAGACTGAGTTGTTTCAAAGGAACAAGAACTTAGATACGTTGCAACAAATGTCACAGAAGATGGAGACCAATGCTCGCACTGTAGCAGAGGGCGGAGCTCCCAACGCGGACCTTGCAATATCCAATGAAGTCTTTGCAGGATTAGCGTCCAACGAAAAGCTACTTAACGATGCCGTCAACGGAAAGGTTGACTTAGCTACGCATGTTGACAACCTATACAGATACAAAGAACTTAGTAAACAAGCTGGACAACAATCAGGATACGTTGAATCTAATCCTAGACAAATGTTATCTAATGATTTCCACAATAACATTGAGTCAATACAAAGTGTTACCAAAGAGTTCAACAAAGCCTCTGTGGCCTTTGAAAAGAACTTGATTTCAGAGAACCTAAATAACCCAGTCCTCAATGCTAACTTTGATAACGTGTACACTAAGATATATGGTGGAGAAAACAGCTTGTCAAAGAATGCACTAAGAACCATTGATAGCTATGGTACCCCTGAAGGTATCTTTGAAAGGCTAAACAAACAGTTCCCAAATGCAAGCAAGGATACAATAAAGTCCGTCGTGGCGTCGGAACAAAGTGAATATAGTAAGACTCTGTTGGCCTCGTTTAAATCCGCCATTCAGAAACAAGGACTTGAGCTAGAGAACGTTGTGAACAAGAGTACATCGGATATCTACAAGTTCGTAGATGGCGCTGTGTCTGAGTTAGACGCTGCTTGGAGTGCACACAAGAATTCCTTACCTCTAGGAACAAAACCTAGTCCCAAAGAAACAAAGTTGTTCATGGATATAAAGCAACCACTGTACAATGAAATCGCCAGTTCAGAGGCTACTGCGTCATTCGGTGAAGTCGCTGTTAAACGTGCTCAGACAAAGCAAATCAGGGCACAACTGATGAGCGCAGAAGGCGAGCTAAAGCGTCTTATTGGTCAAAAGGGTAGTGGTGACATAGACCTTAAAAAGCTAAACAAGCTTAAATCAGTAGGAATGGGTCAAGGTAATACAGAGTTATCACGCAACGCTGAGAAGGTCGTTGGTAACTACTTAGCACAGATTAAAGAGATTATTCCACGCCTTCAGCAAGTATACCCTGACTTAGATGGCGCAGCTCTCGGCGTACTCAAGCAGAAAGCTGTTAACGCCGAACAGAATCTTCGTGACATCATGCTTGTTAACGACAAACGTGTTAACGACTTCTGGAAGGCTACTGAGAAAGCTGCGGGACATGATGAACTAGGTCACGTGTCTGGCAAAGTGCGCGGTATTCGTATTGCTCACGATTTGCTCGAAGGCAACTTCATGTACGCTAAAATGCAAGTCATGGGATTATTGTCAGACAAGATAAGCGGTAAGGTCATTGACTCGCTAACTAAGGCGTCTACACCACAAGAAGTAATACAACGTAGGCTTAGAGCCATTAACGCAATAAAGAAGACAAATGATGGTATAACCACAAAGATAGCTGAGGTAGCAAAGAGCATTGCAACTAGACCTATGAAGATCGGTGCAATATCATCAGCAGCGTTACCCTACATGAGCCTTAGTAAGATGGATAAGTCATCGAAGTCTGAGATTGACAAGAGATACTCTGAAGTCACAGGTCAGATCAATGGGTTAGTTACGCAGACTCAAGATAGAATACTGCAATCAGATGCCCATATGAAGTCATTGCAGACACTGACTCCTCAGTTACATGGTGCAATTCAGCAAGACTTGTTACAACGTTCAGGGTTAATCGCCAAGGCGTTACCTAAGCAATCACCGGCAACCTATGGTAAAGCAGACCTTACAACTGCGGAGAAAGCGCACTTCCTTGACCAAGTAGACGCAGGTACAAACCCTGAGAAGATGTTGGACCTTATGCAAAATGGTACCATCACCCCGTCACAACTGTCTGTGTTTCAGCAAATGTACCCTGTTATGTTCTCAAGGCTTAAACAGCAAGCTCTTACCCAACTTTCACTAAATAACAGTGGAACACCGCCACAAAGTAAGGCTAAGATATATGGTATGTTTGGAATAACAACGTCGCCTAATTTCAGTGCGGACAGTTTAATGAAGGACTTAATGGTACAGCAGCAGCAGCAACCAAGTAGCGGCGGCGGTGGCGGCGGTGGAGGTGTTAGGCAGAATCCAAAGGGTAACAAAAGTTTGACAAACAATTATACAATGAGTAATAAACCTTAAGGAGATTTAGGATGACAATCAACTCTCAGTACGGCACACTACTATCAGGCGTTTCTGCCGCGTCTAACCAAGTAAGTCAACCAATTATAGTTGATATGATGAACCAAGTAATTCTGGACTTCGACTTCACTGGTACCTTCACAGGTGTTCTGGCAATCGAGTCATCTACAAGCGGTGTAGCAAGACCACTCGATTTAGTCAAAGGACCGTCGGCAAATACGATACGCTGGAAGAGAATAAAGACGTTAGCAATTACCAATGGAATCACACCTGCCCCAGATTCAAATCAGTTTTGGTGGGCTGAAGTTCTAACGTCAGCAAGTTTACTTAGAGTTTCCTATACATTTACGTCTGGTACAGGTGTTATCAACTGTAACTTTATGGGGAAATCATATGGCTAAAGGAGATACTGGATGACGGTTACGTTTTTCTCATGGGCTGACACTTTCTACAGTGGAGGCGGTGGAGGTTCTGTTACAGGAGCCATAACCGCTTGGGATAACACCGTAGCATATGCGGTAGGAGACTGGGTCGTGTCTTCCAATGCAATTTGGATATGCCGTACCGCTGGAACCAACCTTCAACCCAGTCTTGCAACGAATACATGGCGACAAGTAGCTAACGTAGATACTGCAACACAATGTATATTCAATGGGTCCATTATTACCGCAACTACTTACAATTTCCCGATATCTCAAGCGGCGGCTCAATTCGATTCTACGGCTGCGAGTATCGTTGTAACAATGCCTTCTATCGCTGCGTTGTCTAGTACTGATACCTCTGGTAGAACCCAGCTATTTAGATTCCTCAAACGTGCTCAAGCCAACAGCGTGACAATTAACCTTGCCGCAGGTAACACATTCCTAGATGGTTCTACGTCATGGGTTATTACGGCTCAAGGTGTTTATTCTATGTATGCAATATTTCAAAGTACATTATGGAGTAAAGGCTAACTATGAGTTACAATCCAATAACGGAAAACTTATCCTACGATTATCAACCTAATGCCATAGGAAGCGATACAACGATTAACTATTGGCGTAGACAACTTTTCGATGTAATTGCCACATCAGGGAATGTAACGATTACATTACCACCGAACCCTATAGGTTTGAATACCATAGAGATGGGTTCCATATTCCTACGAAGATTAGACACCGTAGCTGCTCACACTGTTACCGTTGTGGCGGTGATAAACGGAGTAATGCAGAATATAAAGCTACCTGTGGGTACTGATGTAATTCACCAATTTACCTCAGTGTTCGATGGGGAATTAGGGTCAACTACGTTTTATTTTCAGCAGAGTAGTGCAAATTTAATCAATGCTAACAGAGTAACTAGACCACTCGTTTTTACTGCGTCAGACTATGACTTAGACATAACATCTACAGGTTTCATAGGTCTTAGCGTAAACGGATGGAGCTTAAATTCAGGAGATGAACTTGCCATTATAGGCCAAGCTAACCCTGTGGAAAACGGAGTTTACGTAGTCGAAGGTACAGGTGCAATTACTAGACGTAGAGATTTTGCCATAGGTACTAATGTGGATAGTTACATTGTCCCTATAGCACTTGGTGACTATGCAGGGTACGTATTAATCTTCACAAACATAGCGTCTGGTGGAGGGTTCCCAGCAATCGCAGGTTAGGACGCAATCAACGTTAGTCCTTACATATCTACACCAACTCCGTACTACCTTGGTATTGAAAAGTATAAACAAATTTTAGATGACGATTACACCGCTTTACCGTCAGACACCAATATAATGGTAACATTGTTATCAGGGACAGATAGAACATTAACATTACCTGCGTTATCTGACCTACTTAGCACTTACACAACAAAAATGGTTAAGAAGTATAAAATATTTAAATTAGCACCGTCAGGGGCATTAACGGTTTCTTGTAGAGCGGGGGATACATTTGGGGACGGTGACACTTCGTTAAATTTGAAGAAAAACGGGGACAATGTATCTTTATGCGGTATAATCGCTCCAACTGCCTCTTTTTGGCTAATAGAGTAAAAACAATATGGATTATCTATCAGTTAAGAAGTGTGCCAAATCAAAACATTACTACGGTTACAACAACAATCTAGTTTCAATCATCAAACACTGGTTATGTTACCTATGACCCTCTAGGGATTCATAGTGCCACGTAAAGACTTTGGTATCTTGCGTTGCTGGAGACTACTTGGAATTGTGGGCTGACACTAACTCAAGTCCAGTTGTATATACCTTCGCCTATTTCAACGTAAAACTTGGTCAAGGAATTCCTAGTAACCTCCGATCACTAGGTTCCGCTGGACAAGTTCTAACTGTCAACGGTTCTGGTAACGGGTTACAGTATTCGACGATAGCGAATACATCGGTTACTGGTTCACCAATGACAATCACAGTTTCATACTAAGTGGCATGGACAACAACGAATGATTCAGGACAACGTTACATATGGATTCAAAGGAATTCTACGTCTACCCGTGTAGCTATGGTTACATCTGTGCCATTTGGTGGCGGTGATGGATGTGTTCAATCATCGTCCGCAACGTCCTCATTGGATAGTGGCGAAGTATTCGTTATAAGAGTTTATCAGAACAGCGGGGCAACGTTGACGTTGAATGCAGCGGGTATTGGGTTGAACGTAGGCTACATAGGTAGGTTACAAATTACAAGAATAATATGAGTTGATGGTAACCCATCCCATTGATATTATGCCACTAGGAAAACTAAGCCTAGATCGGAGACTATATGCAATGGGAAGAACAAGGAAAGGATTGATTATTATGTCAGGCGGGAGACAACAAGCAGCAAATGGTGGCGGCGGGGGTAAGAAGGTTGTGACGAAGCGAAAATACACTAGACGAGCACAGTATACGGAAATACCGGCAAACAATGTGACGTTGATTGCTAGGCTTCTCGATGGTAAGAATGCTCACCTTGTGGTAATTTTAATCATAGTTTTATCAGTTGGGTATGGTATTTTTACGTTTGGGAGGGATATGCAGAAGGATTTTATGGCGAGGATAGATAAGACCAATGAGAACATAGTGTCTCTAACCGAGGCTGTCAGAGAGTTAGGAGTAAGCCAACAGAGAAAGCGCTTATCGGCTTATCAACGAGATGGCCAAGATTCACTGAACTAAATAACCAGATATTACCTAAGGTCCTATATCCAGCAACGATCTCCCAGTTTTCTAGGCTACTGGGATTTATTTGACTTAATGAGAAGCCAAGCAACCACGAATCATTCCTTTCCTTGATTACTTGTTCTGTGGAGCTAGTAGCGTAAATCTTTGTATCTACTCCAAGGTTAAACTTAGAAGTACTAAGATCCACTGTAGTCGTAGTGTCCCTAGTAATTACCTGACCACTAGGAGTAAGTACCTCCGAAACCTTGACCGTCTTAACGTTGTTACTCTTAGCTTCAACGTATACTTTCTGAACTTTCTCAACCACTTCAGTCTTTGTAACATACTTCACCTCGGTAATTGGTTTCATAGTTAACTTTGCCACAGTGAATCCTATGGCACAAGTTACTACAGGTATTACATATGCTTTCACGTTAACTCCTTTGTCCTAATTAGCTCACCGATTTCCTTTGGTTTACTCAGACCATCGGCAATGGCTAAGCCTGCCTGAGTTAACTTCTTCCTAAGTACATATGCTTCGTCCTCAGTCATATGTTGCCGTATATCTTTTTCATGGTGGCCAAAGGTTGCAATGTTTACTTCTCGAGCTAAGTTAGAGTAATCGAAGTGACAAGGTTTACGATGTTTAATTTGTCTCTCAAGTAACCCGTTAACTAAGCGGTTGAGGTCACTAGGTTCATCACCCTTCACACGTTTCACAGTTTTAGGCTTATTGAGTTCACTTCGCATTTCTTGGAAAGCCTTTGCGTACTCTAATTTCCACTTAATAGCTTCAGTTCCATTAAAGCCCATCAACAATACTGTGGTAAATAATTCATCCAAAATATACATTGGATAACTCTTACCTCTGTTCTTATACTCCCCCTTAACAAAGTTGGCGGCGGAAAACTCCGCCGCCAAGTTATCTATGGCCTCCAATACATCTTTGTGCTCCTTACCTGTAAACTCTGCAATCTTCAAACTAGTGGTCGCTGCCACTTTATTACTTCCCACTTCTTCGATTTTAACTAAGATACACATTGTTAACCCTCCTCCCTCGCTATGATAGAAATAACTCCCGTTCTTTGGCCAAGTTGAGTTATAGTTTAACAACAATTTTATTGGAAAGTTTTCCTTTATTGTCCGCTCCATTATTTTGTGGAGGCGAGAAATCAACGTTTTCTTCTGCCATAGTATCGTCAAGCCTTGTGCTTTGCTACCCCACCAACATTTTCCGATGAGAGTTGTTCAGTGTTCTTCGACTCCCCAAAACTGGGGACTCGATAAAATCTACGTTTTATTCTGCCATCGTATCGTCAAGCCTTGTGCTTTGCTACTCCACCAACATTTTCAGACGAAAGTTGTTCAGTGTTCTTCATTGCTTTTTTTTCAGTAATGAAGAAATCTACATTACTTTCTACCATTGTATCGTCAATTCTGGATTTTACCCTCCTCCCTCACTATGATAGAAATAACTCCCGTTCTTTGTCTCTACGTTCACTCAGTCCACGTAGAACACGTTTGTTCTGCTTATTCCACTTAGGAAACTCGTCCGCTGCGGCTTCAAAGTCACCGCTGTTCACCAAGCGAAGCAGTGTCGATGACCTAAGGTTACCACCACCAATATTGTACGTGAGGCTGACGAGAGCACTGAACTGATTGGGACTTAGTTCAACCCTCACAGCGTTACTAACTGTTTCCTCAAACTTAGGAACAATGTGTTCCTTGAACAATGCGTCACCCTCTGCTTTGGTCATTGTATCCCCAGCTTTCACAGGGTCACCGTTAGCGTAGTAAGTGAAACCGTAGCCAATACTAAGTAAACCTCGTTTACGCTCTTCCTCTGTGGCGTAGTATGCTTTACTACTCCAACCTTCGCTACTTGTCATTATGGACAACCCAGACGCATTAGTTTTCATGTTAAGCACCCTTTCCTGAGTGGTCACGACTAGGCCAAGAACCCCAGTCAGTATCTAAGTCTCTACCGTATTGCTTAGAAGTCTTGCACTCAGTGCATATTCTGTTTCCATTGAAATCGCTCATAAACTTATTATCACAACGTAGGCATGTACGAATCTTGCTTTTCTCTGCATACATTGTTTCTACTATCTTTTGCTGACTCATTGTTGCTTGTAGTTTAAAAATATGTTTCACTTAGCACCCCTCCCAAAAAATTGTTTAACTTCGGTTTCATATTGTTCACGGTGTTTATGTATTATCATGCAGTTGGTTGCAATGCAAATTACGGTCGGTGTTCCTGATTCATTGTCAACTAGGATACCTCGTGCCAAATCCATGGTGTGACGAATCAGGGAATTGTGAGCTTGCTGTATCACGGAGTCAAACTTGTACCAGTAGTTAGGCCTACCGTCTTTATCTGGGTACTTCTCAGCGCTCTTACTCATGTGAATCATGATTTCGTTTACAAAGTCCCAGTCTAACTGGGATGGTCTAGGTTTACCGCTGTTTTTCCGGTCAGCTTTAATCATAGTTACCTCATATTACGATGTTTGGTGCTATTGCGTTACATGCTCTAATTACTCTACGTTTACCCTCCTCACCACCTTCAACCAATGTGTAGAAGTAATGACGTATCTTAGAATCTTTGAAGAACCTTTCCTCAATGAGAGATTCAGCTACGTTCTCAGCGGCAATTCGACCCTTTGCTGAAAATGTATGTTGCCAAGTAACATCATGGGTTTCAAAGCTTACAGTGTATACTTTCATTTCTTGGTCCTCGCTTTTAAAAGTTTCTTACGTTCCTTGTTCTCCAGTTTACTCTTCTCTTGGTGACAATTAATGCAAAGTACCTGTAGGTTGCTTAGTAGGCATAAGTGAACACGTTCATAGTATTCAGTTATGCTTAAGTCATAGGAACTAAGTCCCAGTGGAACCACAGGATCAATATGATCTATCTCGACCTTCGCTGAAGACTTCTTACACTTAGCACAGTCCCAGCGTTTACCACCGCGTACACCTTTTTCAGTGGAGTACGCAGCATTCTTTATCTCGTTGTAAACATCTGATTGTCTAAATGTATTACGGATTGCTCTGTTTATCGCGTTGCGAGTATATTTATCCATAGTTTTACCTTTTTATGTTATTTTTTTCCTCAAAGAGTAAAACGTTTTTAAATGCTTCCTCCTCTGTATTGTATCTCCCTATGGTAACATCCCTATCTTGAAAACATATTCTCGCTACCCATTTTTTGCGTGAATTACAATAGTGAGTATTCCTTAATCCACCATTTCTATTCCTTTTGTTATTTATTAAATTTTCACTATTACTAACGTCCCTTAAATTTTGAATCTTGTTATTTAATCGGTTACCATCGATATGGTCTATAACTTGCTTAGGTTCGGTTCCGTAATACATTAACCAAGCTAACCTGTGAGCAAGAAACCTTTTTCTTTTAAAACAAAGTATTAAATACCCGTCGCTTGCTAGGTGTCCAGAACTTAAACCAGCTTTAGAATTACCCGTAGTTACTAATTTTGTAAATTCCCCTGTCTCTGGGTCATATTTAAATAACTTTTTAAGTTCTTCTAGGCTAGGTAATTTATTTATATACTTCGCCATCATCGTCTCCTTTCAACCAAGATTGTAAAAGGTCTTTGGGAAACTCTTTACCTTTTAGAGACGCGTACACAGCGACTAACTTCTCGTACTTACTATTCACAAGAATCATTGTTGCAGGGTATTTCTCTGATTTAACCACTTTACACACTAGAGACTTGTTGTACCCTGTTCTCGCTACCATCTCCTTCACAGTGATGAATCCTTGCATACCTGACAACAGTTGAAGGAACGTCTCTGACGTCGGTCGACCATTCAATTTCTTCATAATTTACCACCCCTTGCTAAGTAATCAGCGATATATGATTTCACATCAATCTTAATTTGTAATGTGTTACTGACTGGCTCGTATCTAGGTGATTCTGTGATTTTCAGAGAATAACCTTCATCTGCAGAGAATATCATAAGGTCAGCGTTGTCATAGTCTTCGCTGTTCTCACACTTTACAAATAACTCTTTACTGATTTTACTAAGTTTCATTATTTATCTCCTAAGTTATCGAGTTTTTTATTAATAACATCGAGTATTTTGTCAGATACTTGCTGAATCTTTGGGTCCTTTGATAAATCACTTACTACACTCGAAGCTACCATTAATCGCATTGATTGCTTAGATGGTATGAGTACTAGGGGTATTGAGCACAATAATAGTATTAACACATTGATCTTAATAAACTTAGATATCCTACCGTCTTCTTGGATGCTATCATTAGGGTCAGTGAATACATATACAGCTACCAGTAAAAGTAAAGTAACTATACCTACGACAAATATGGGAACTAGTACTCCAGTTAGATTGCATAATAGTTCTATGACGTACAATGTTGTAGTTAAACTCATTCGCAGCTATCTCCTATGTTAAGTTCCTCTTGGAGTAACTCGTAAACCTCGCCACGAGCACCTTCTAGTATCTTTATGCGATTGATATCCATATCTGTAATCTTGTCAACCTTAGCTAACCTGTGGTACAGGTCCAAAGCATGATCAATGATTACTATGTGATATTCATATGCTTCGAGTAACCTACTGCATGCCATATACTCCTCACTTTCTGTAGTACCACTCTGGTAAACTGATTTCTAAACAACCGGTGCTATCAATACTTGGCCACACACCACTGTTCTGACACTTGGCAATCTCGCGAAGAGTTTGTCTGCGTTTCTTTATGGCATGCTCTACGGCTCTAGGGTCTAGTTTTACAAGGACAACTTCGTGCGGTGCTTGCTTTGCAACGTATAGGAAAGCAAAGTGTTCATAGGTCCCAGCGCCGTCTATAAGATTTGCTGTCTCAAGATACTGAGCATGCTGAGCAGCATAGCCATACTGTGTAAACGACTTCTGTATGTTGTCTAAGTCACAAGTCTCAGTTGTTTTCACATCGATGAAGTAACCATTGCCTTTCCAGTCTCCTCGTATATTTAGGTAAAGACCTGTCTCTGGGTCCTTCGCTACGCCGCTTAACTCAGACACACCGTCCTTCAGTAACCCCCCAGCAACTTTGTGAGCTGCAACATTCTTCTGCATTGTTCTAAGCATTACCATTTCTTTAGGCGTTACAACAAAGTACTCAACGTCACCTTTAATGTAGGCACCGTTCTTATCAGTTACTAAGTTCCAAGTACCTTTGACCTCGGACTCCTTCTCAAGTTTCTTCAAAGCAGCCTTGGTGAGTGGTTTGTTACTTACTACATCGGGAACAATGGCACCATCGACTACTTCTTGTTTAACCTCAGGTAACTTAGGGAACGGCTTAAACTCTGGAACAAAGGTACCGAACTTTTCGTTAAGCCAATCTTTGTAAGCATTGGTGCGTTGGTCTAAGTCACATACAACTACTGTTGACTCAAATTTCTCAGGTTCTAGTATTGCCATGTGAGCAATGGTACCTATTACAAAGGCCTTGTTTACCTCGAAAGGCGATGGTACTCGTTTACTGACGTACTTCGCCTCCCAGTAACTGGGTGAGCAACTAGCCCACGACTTAATCTTTGTTGCTGAGATGGCTCGCATACTGTGGTGCTGTGCATTCGATATGTTTGGTAGCCATCGATTTGTTGGGTCATTGTTATAAGGTGATGTGATTAATCTTGATTCAGTTGTTGGTAGCATACGTCGTCCTCCCAGACTACTTATTAAAATGGACTCGATTTCTTAGCAGTTGCAGGTGCTGCACTAAATGAACCGAAGCTTGGTTTAGGTTTAGGAGCCGCAGCTACTCCACCCATTATTGCTGCAATAGCCTGTTGCGCAGCTTCATTTGGAGAGTAGTTAGGATCTACTTGAACTTGATACTGAACAACGGTTTTACCAGCGCCACATTTAGCCTTAGCAGATGATAAGAACCTTCCAGCTAGTTGTATTGCTACACGGGAACCTACTTTAGCACCACTCTCTACCAAGCCTTGCTGAATAGAATGGCAACCGAAGATTATTGTCTCTACTCCATCTACTTCGTCAATAAACACATAGATGTCTTTACCGCCTTTACTTTGTCTTGCTCCTGCAAATAATCCCATGAAAACATCACCTACTTGGTTGTTATCACGGCCACCGAATACTTTGTTATCAGATTTAGAGTTAGCAATTGGTGCAAATGTTCCGAAAGTCATAGTGTTATCCTTTTTATTAAAATGTTTAATTTGTTAACTAAATCGTAGTAAGTTAGTTTACTAAGGTAGCTATACGTTGCAAAATAGTTTTACAAAAGACCTGTATACCTCTGGATGTTTGACTCTGTGCTCTTCTATTAGTTCTTCTATTAAATTAGGCCACTCAGTTTTTAAATGTTGCTGACACCCTATCCTCATGTGATTATCAGTTATTGTTATAATGTGCTCTTCAAATACAAAATTATTACAAAAATCAGAGACTATAACGTCACCAGAGACATCCGCGAGACCGGAGACCATACCTTTAACACAGACTGTAGAGTTACCACAGACCGTAGATTCACCACAGATCATAGAGTAACCAGAGGTCATAGCGTTACCAGAGACCTTAGCTTTACCAGATATCTTAGTGTAACCAGAGATCCTAGCGTTACCAGAGACCGTAGAGTTTTCACAGACCCTAGAGAAACCAGAGATCCTAGAGTTATCAGAGACCTTAGAGTTATCACAGACCCTAGAGTTATCACAGACCCTAGAGTTATCACAGACCCTAGAGTTATCAGAGACCTTAGCGTCACCATAGACCATAGAGTTATCATAGACCATACAGTCACCATCATGACTTAGGTTTTTTTCACTTTCAATGAACCCACCAATATAGTTGTCATGCAATCTCCTTACCCTATATAAAGTTTTGCCATCAACTGATTTTGTTTCAGTGGTTAGCTCATATTTTCTCATAATTATTTCCTTTCGTTAAGCTGTTTACATGCTTTGTAAACTACGTAACATAATACTGTGAATGCAATGAAACTAATCATTTATGTACTTCGATTCTATGGCCCGTTGTATTGCTGTTAACCTGTCAGCCATGTTGACAAGGACAGCTTCTTTGTCGATAAGACTACCGTACTCATCGAGCATGTACTGTATTTCATCAATGTAGTGCTGCTTGCAACGTTGCAAAGTACCTACGTTAAATGACTCGTAATAGAGTTGTAACCTAGCAATCTTATCGACGTAGCTCATTTGACTAACCTCCCCAAGTATTCATCGAATACAAGATCAAATTTTTGTTTAAGTACTCTAGTTAAGAACAAGTAAGTATAATCTCCACGACCTTCAGATAGCGTATTAACATGTACATCAAGCAACCCTGTTAACACTTCCATTTCGTTCAGCAGTTTCTCTTTTGCATAAGACTGAATGTCTAAGTAATACTCACTTAGTTCCGCAGACTCTTCATCTAACCATTGGTCATTCTTCATATATCTCCTCCCAGAGAAAACGGTGCTTACACAATGTAAACAGCGTTTCCAGTGAAAGCGATTTTCACTTACCCAGTACTCTCGGGCTCAGGTCAACACCTGTATAGTCGGTGTCCCATTTACTTGCTAAGCTACTGTTCGCTGCTGCTTAGCCCTCTCGGTGCTCTGGGTTCTATCGTTCCCATATAATTACTATGCCATACGTGGAATACAAAGTCAAGCGATGGGGTCAACTTTTTTCTCTGTGAACCAATCAGCGTCTACTTTGACAGCTTTACCGCTGTTATCAAGGACAATTACTTCGTCATACTGTTGCCAGATTACAAAGTACTCATCACCATGTGTCAAATTAGAATCTGCATATCGCCAGTAGTCGAACACAACAACTTTACCTAATAAACTCATAAAACCTCCTTACCTACATCGTTTCTCTCGAGCATTACTATTTCTTTGGCAAGGTTCAATGTTACTATATAGTCAATACGAATTACACAGTTCTTCTTTTAACCTAGTAGCTAAGCTCCTAGAATCTCCTCACGTATGCTTGTAGGCCACTCGATACTTTGTCTCATCTTACCGCCGCCTTCCTGCGATACTATTTTACCACCGGCTCCAATGCCCTTTGGCGTCAGTGCCCAGTTACCCGCGACATCCTTTGCAATGAAACCCTCGTCTAGTAGAATTTGGTTTCCTTTGCGCCCTGAAATCCCTGTACCTTGTAATATATCGGATATACACATAGTCTTAGCTTCAACCTCGAACTTAATCTCCATAAGGGCTAGAACATCGTCGCCTGTCTTCTTCCTTGTGGCATGGTTTGCATGGATAGCCGCTTGTTCAGCTTTGAGACCAAGAACCTCAGCGATACTGTGGAAATCCTTGAAAACGTCCCCAGTGGTTAACGAAGCTGTCTTAGGCTTGCTAAGTTCACTACGCATTTCTTGGAAAGCCTCAGTGTATGCAATCTTCCAATCAAGAGCCTTTTCGCCTGTCATTCCCATCAAAAGAATTGAAGTAAATTTTTCATCAAGAATGTATGACTTTCTTTTTTCTCCTTTTTTATCTTTGTAATCGACGGGCTGAAAATTCAGCTCGTTAAATTTACCGCTTGGAATAAGGTTTTCTATGCTTTGTAAAACATTCTTGTGTAGTAACCCTGTAAACTCTGCAATCTTCAAACTTGTTGTAGCGTTAACATTGTTACCAGCAATCGACTCTAACTTAACTAACTGTGACATAAACATCCTCCTTGTTTGTGAAATAATCAATTTAATTATTGTGCATCTTTTAACATGTGTTTAACACTTTAGACCTTGTGTGAGAATAAAACACCTAGAGTTAAGCGGAAGTGGTTACGTAGTTCATTGAGCACATTGCGCCTAGAATACGTTGACTCGTTGCACATCCATGCTTTGTACTGAATCTTACGATTCACTGCACTTAGCTCCCTCTCAACTTCGTTCAGCAAGTGTATTTCGCAGGTTAGGAGGTAATCATCAGCCAATTTGTTAGCCACGGATCCTCTGTGCTTAGATACAAATTCTGAATAAGCTTTCTTAGTCTCTGCTGGTAGTTGGTTGTACACTGACTCATATCCCAAAGTTTTGAATTCAATCATTGCTAACATCTCCCTTCGCTATAACTTCAACTATGTTTTCAATTTGTATAGTTTGTGGTCTACGTTTTCTCTGTATATCGTCACCAAATACCAAGCCACCAACTATATGGTCAACTAAGTACATTGCACCATTTGCGTCTATTACAAAGTCACCTCTTTCAATTTTCATAGTGTCACCTCATTACTTACTTTAGTGTTGAACTCGTGTAACTCGTCCATTGTATGACGAAGCTTACTTGCATCTAGGAAAGGTTGTACCAAGCGTTTGTAAACGAATACTTGGAGTATTAGGTTAGGAGTACGCAGCTCACTGAGTGGTACACCGTTTGCGTAAATCACGTCTCCCACTTTGAAATCAACTACCAAGTGGTCTAGGTACTCTCTCTTACTAATTTCAACGTTTGCTAATCTCATTTGTATATCCTTACAAAATTGTCAACTAAGTTATTATATGAAGTCTCACCGTACACTCTGATCAACCCTGAAGTCATTAAGTCCCAACCGTTACTATGCTTAAGCCCATAAGCGCAGTGCCCTGCCTCGTGTATTAACAGGGATTTGCGCTCCCAGTGATTCAATCGATTCCAACCTTCTCTGTTTATTGTAATGTGGTTACCTTGGTCTCGTTGTGCTAAGTTAAACTCTAGGTCACTGTCGCCATGTTTACAGGAGCCGTAGTCACCTGTGAACTTATCATCGCTGAACTCGTAGCTATCCACGTTAGTCCAAATCTTTGTAGTATTGAACCCACGGCTATCTAAGTCAGACGATGCCTCGACGAGTACTTTGTGTAACTCAGGGTCTTTATTCTGTTTTCCACGGTGAATACCACATGAACTTACCACTCCTAACAAGAACACGCTGATTAATATTTTCATCTTTGAAGCCTTTCTCTTTGCTTTTTAAGTACTTAGCATATGCGGCCAGTTCCGCGTTTCTCTTTAGCTCACCATGTAATTGCATTGCGTCAATGCTTTCTTTTCTTAACAACGCCCAAGCTTCTTTTTCATTGCACATAGTCTGTGTCCTCCACTGCATAGTGGGCTAAATCCTTAACAGACCATATGATTAGCCCAAGTGTTTCCATGTCCCCAACCCATTCATTAAACATTTCATTCAAGTCAGCCTTACTTACTTCGTTTTCAATACCCTTAGCTCCGACGTCTACTATGTAATTGTGGAACATTAGTTCTAAGTCTTCTTCGTATAGTAGTTTTGGCATATTAACTCTTCCATGTTACAAGGTTAGAGTCTATGCTTACTGCTCCTTTACCTTTAACAAGTATTGTAAGCTTAGTGTCTCCTTCAAACATATGGTCACAGACTTTGTAGTCTTTGCCGTCTATTTTAACAGTGTCTTGTGGTTCGAGAACGATTGGTTTAGTCATTTCTTATTCTCCTTATTCTTCTTTGCAACGTAGATTCTATACAACGTGTACTCTTCCTCGGTCATAGCTATAATGTCATCAAGTGTAGCTTTATCCCACCTAGCATTACGCTCACGTCTCTCCTTTCTAGTCATAGTCCTATCTCCTAATGTTAAAGTGCAATGTGACGAAGATAACTTAGCATTTCGACTCAATGTGTTAATGTTTAACGTGGTGAAACCGCACCACAGAATCTACTTTACTTTGTTTTCTTAGTCATCGTTGCAATCTAATTAGATTGTAACATTGGCCTAACATATAGTAGGCTTCAGGTCAAACCCTCTGTAGTGGGGTTCCCTTGTACTCCTAGAGGCACCGTTCGCTGCTTCCCCTAGACTCTCGTTGCTGTGGAGAGGTATCCCTCTTCCTTATTTATATAATGCCACGAGTGGAATACAAAGTCAAGCACCGAGTCAAAGTATTTCTACCTAAAAGAAAAACCCAGTTGTTACACTGGGTTAATGTGGATGTTCTCAATCTCAGGTGGCTTCTTGAACTTCTCAGGACAGGGGAAACCTAGTTCCTGTGTTATCCTGCGATACATTGTCTCACCCCTAGAGTCGTAGTACGGAGTGTCATTGGTGAATATCTGAGTCGCAGTTCCCATGTGTTTACCGAACTCCTCACCCAGCGTATCTATACTGGCTTGAACCATTGCAGCACTGACTTTAGTTGCTAACTCAACTGCCTCGCTCTCAGCGCATTCAAAGTAAACAGCGTCATGCAGTGGAATAACCCATACGTTGTAATCCTCGATACAATAGTTACTAGCCCTGCGGGTCATTGCAGCACCGTTACCTTGCATAGGGAGATTCTTTGCAGAGTTGAGGCGCATCCCCCTAGTGTAGAAGTATTTCCAGTGGTCTACAGTCTCTATGACTTTTTTCACTTGTAAAGTACCTAGGTTCTTCTCAACAAACTTATAGTAAGCTTTGTACGCTTGCTCGTGCTTAGTTAAGAATCTCTCTGCGTCTTTGTGACACTGATTCATAGACTTCTCAGTCCCCAAAGTTTTCCAGAAGTTATAGAAGTGAATTGACAATGACTTTGCTTGCATTCCAAAACTTGTCGCATTGTCCACGGTTTCCCGTGGTGCTGACTATTCCTTAGGTGTATCAATTACTCCAACAACTTTGCCATTGGAGTCTCGGATAAACTTGCGTTGTACCCGTGAGAAGTAATCCTTCGCTGCCTTGCGAGGATCACCGAAGTTGTTTTCTAGCTTGTGTTCCCGTGAGTGACAGCTTCTACAAATAACAATTAGGTTTTCTAGTCTATTGTCGCTACGGTCTTCATTTATGTGGTGAACACATAGTAATCTAAACTCTTCTTCACCACACTTAGCGCAAATGCTCTCTTTGCCTCTTAGTTTACCGTACGAACCAATACCATTCTTCCAGTTGTTATTCTTTGACCCTGATTGACAACCTTTCTCTCTAACACCGTAACCCTTGCGTCTTCTGTAAGCTTCTTGAGCTTTGTTAGATACTTCTTTTGACCTAACTAAAGAACAATTGTAACAGTACTTTTGAGCTGGGTTCTGTCTTTCTACAACAGAGCCGCATACACCACAGATAACTACACTACAAAACTTCTTCTGGTTTCCCATGATAACCTCTCCCCTTTTAAGCCCTTTCGGGATTCCTAGTAGTAGAAGGACTTTCTACCCTATGAGTCGATACACTGCCCTTCCGATTCCTCAGAAGTATAGCTCGAGATTGCCATACCAATCAAGCGATTAGTTTAGGGTTCCTCGAATTGAGGGAGTTTTGATTTACGTGTTGAGCCCAAGTTACACTTAACCCAACACGACCGGCTTAAAGTTGTTACGCATGACACTATGACTCTTCTTAGTTGCTCCTTCTGGTATAAACCCAGTCTTTATACCTTGACCTAAGTAAATGTCGGTCATGTAATCCTCAAGCATTGAGTAGTCCTTAGATAACGCCGCAGCAACCAACACTTCCTGTGACTTGAAGTCAATAGTAACAAGGGCACGACCCGCTTGAGGCTTGCAGAGCATGCGTAACCATGGGCATAGGTTCATAATGAAACCACGAGCCGGTTTAGGTGATGTTCTCGAAGTCTTCTGGTTGTAGGGAAAGTAGTCAGGGCGTATGAAACCATCCGCGTCCATTATTGCACTGAGATCAGTGGAGTTTAGCTGCTTAAGTGAGTTGCGTGCCAAATACACAGGCTCAATGATTGTTTTGTACCCACTGACCATCTCGTCAACGTAGTCTTCTTCCATACATAGTCTACCAGCGTCTGTACGTTTCCAAGAGTGAAGTAGATTCTTAGACTCAAGGTAATCAGCGAATGCGCTGAAGCTAAAGCTGTAGTGGCTGAATACCTTGTCCTTACCTCTACCCTTAGTATTCTCTTTGTACACAGGGAACCCCGTGAGCTCGTTGCACTGCTTGCTAAGTGCATTACGTAACTGTTGTCTACTACCAAAGACAGCTTTGGTTAGCTCCTTGTCCATAGGGAAACCACGGGACATAAACTGTGATACACCTACGTTGCGGCAATAGCGTCCACGTTCAATCATATCGTCAAGGGTTACGCCGTAATCTTGACCAATAATGAACAACTTTCTCATTAGTGGACGAAGTGCGCGAACATCGGCTTCACAGTACTTGATAATCTGAGCCATTTGGGAGTCTGTGTACTCATCGTTACCCAATATAATCTCACGTGTTCCTTCTTTATCAGCGTCATAGGGTATCTCAAGCATTTCGATTGCAGTGGCAAACCCTGTTTTCTGTGACTGGTATTCTGGGTGAGTCATTGCATACATTTTAAACTCAGCCCAACCATCGACCCATTGAGTACCTAGAACCCATTTGTGCCCCATTATCTGAGTAAGGCATTGAGCTTCGGCACCGCTGATGTTGCAGCCGATGAACAACTCTTTTTGCAAAGGGTTAATGAAGTTATGGAATGCGCCGTAGTTTTGGTACCGAAGGTCGAAGCTTGTCATAGTTTCATCAATCTCAACGCTTGCGCAGATAAAGTTGAAACGCCCTGTAACTTCGTCTTTCCTGTATTCAAAGTCTACATACACGTTACTTGTCATTCTCTGTCTCCTTGTTTGCTATGTTTTTAACTGTTTCACGAGATAATGCAATCATCACTACTATTACTAATGGCCACAGTGTAATACAAGCGACGGCGTAGAATACTCTACCGCCATGGGTCAATGCTGACACTGTGAATAGGAAAAACATGAAACCAAATGATACATATGCTACTTCCATAAAGCCTCCTCGCTTCAGTGGGAACATCCCCACAAAATAACTATGCCATGCATTGATAATTAAATCAAGGACACGGCGTAATAATTTGTTGACGATGTGTTCTCTGTGAACGTACGGTTAGAATACGGCAACTACTAGGGTTCCTCCTCCTCCCAACCCTAGTGACCGCCAGCCCCCATAAGACAATGGGGGTCTTTTTATTTGCTGACTAAGTCTTTGTATAAGTCATCTTTGAAGTAAATCCTAGTAATCTTAGCAGTCTTTCCGCGTTTAACGAGGACGTCTTCGTTAGTCTTTTGCCTAATGTCAAACTGAGCAATTACCGGTTCACAGCCCGGCACAATCTTAGGCTTACACTCTATGCGGTAAGCGTCCTGTAAGTCACCGATTGTAATGTAATGTGAGTATCCAGAAAACTTCTCCTCTGCAGTAAAGTTACTAGGTTCACTTAGTACCACTTCCATCATGTCAACGAACCAGTTCGGGGAACTCGCAGATACAATTGTCTTTGCCTTGTTGCGGTTAACATGTGCCTGTGATTTAACAATTGGGTCACAGTTTCCATCTTTATATATGTTAGCTAAGAAACTGAACAGGTTGAAGGTTAACTCATGAATCTCATCTTCAAGCTCCTCCGACGGGTTTAACCTATCTAATGTGTCTTTGTCAAACTTCACAACAATATCCTCCAATACTTTGATTTCTTTGTTAGCAAGCCTATCATCGGTTACACCAAGAAACGAAAACCTGCGTTCATTGCTGAAATCCATACCTTTTATCGAGTCTAAGTGGTTCGCAGTGTACATAAGACTATGTGTTTTGCGTATTGTTTTAAACTTCTCGTTCTTATCATTAACACGAATATAGTTATCCGTAGAGTTCTTCAAATTTTCCATCTGCTGTGGTGACGTAATCTTACCTTCGTTCACGCTGACACCACGTTTGTTAACAAAGTGAGCCATGGAGAACTCCCCATCCAGAGCACTTGCATTCATTGGAGCCCAGTTATTGTTACCGAGCATACGAGCCCATATGTTACTTAGGATAGTCTTCCCAGTACCGCCGTTACCAAAAAGCAATGGGATAGTTTCACAGTGCTCAAAGAGTGAAAACGCTAACCATTGTAATAGGTAAACTCTGTCACTTTTGTCTGGCAACAAGTGAATGAAGTAAGCCTGTACTACTGGGTCAAGTTCATCAAACGTATGTATGGGTAGTAGTGGTTCACTTGGAATAAACCCGTAGTAACGCTCCATGTACATAGATGGTCTGTACATGTTAAGAAAGTAATCTTCTTTACCTTTGTCGTGGAATAACACTTCACGGTTAAAGGGAGCATATGTTTCCAGTGCGTACAATGTTTGAAATGGGTCTTGGCCTCGCTCACCTGCGGGTAGTAAGTGAAGACCCAGCTGACAGCGTTTGTATTCGATACTTTGAAAAGTCTTGCCAACTTTGTAATCACCACTGGGGTACTGAGATAACTTGTAACCACGCGCAGGACTTGCGGGTTGTGTGACAACAAATGTCTCAGCGGATAACTTGTCTAAATAATCAGAGTCATAGGACGATGTGTGCATTGACCTAGCAATGCTGCGATTCTCATTCAGTCTCTCAGTCAACCTAGGTACTAAGTTACCAAATTGCTTTGGATTCATGTTCTCAATGGGGGAAAGCACTGCGCTCAATGTAGTAGCGGGTACTAGCTTCCCAAGGTCATCCCTAGCAACTAAGTCACCTTTCTTACTTAGTGACAGCTTATACTTAGTAATTGACTCAATATCTTTAACTATGTTACTGTTAGTCATGTGTGTGTTCCCTTTCTTAAGCCTCGTTACTGCAATAACGGGGTTTTTTATTTGTTAATGTACCCAATAACCTCATCTAAATTACTAAACAATTCCTCTGAGTTATTACCTAGTTCTACGCTGAAATAAGTTTTACCTGATAGATATACATCAAACTTGTCACCTGAAACAACAATACTCCTCACATACTTTATATTCAATGCTAGAACTTCTTCACCATCTACTACATAAATAAATTTCATAATTTCTCCTTGTGAAGTTTAGGGAAGTCATAGGACTCTATGCATGTGTGACGCTGAGAATCTACAACCCTTGATAGCGTCTTAATACCGGTTTCTTGTATACGTCGGTACATTGTACTTCTGGAAATCTTTAAAATCTCGCAAGCCTCGTCCAAAGTGTATACAGCGTTCGCACGTTGTTTAACGAAGTAACTTACTTGCTTTGGCTCCGTAGCCCTAACGTAGTCTTCAAGGTAAACTAGGTTAGCACCTATATCATCAGCGTAGGGAACGTTGTATTTCTC